TGCTTCTCAGGAGCTATTTCTGGAGGACAAAACCGTCAATACAATCAAAATATTTCAGAAGAACAAAAACAAAGTTTCACATCTGATATAGTATGTCCTACAGGATTTAATTTTGTAATAGAACATAAGGCATATAAAACACCTTTTACTGTTTTTGATTTAGAAAATAAAAGTAGCGATATCCTTGCCTTTTTTGAACAAGTTTCCGGTGATGCCGAATTTGCCAAAAAGGATCCTTTATTGGTAATAAAGTATAATGGGAAAAAGAGAATAGCTTTTATAAAAAATAAAGTAAATACCAGACATATACTGGAAACTAATGGTTGGTATTGTTATTGGTTGGAAGATTTATTAAAACTGGAAAATAATTTTTGGTTTAAAGGAGAATAGATGACAGAACAAATAGTTTGTTTAGATTATGATGGAACGTATAATAAATTTCAAGGTCTTTGTCATTTAATGATAGATTATTGTAAAAAGAACAAAATCAAGATTATATTGGCAACTATGAGAAGCAAGTTGGAAGTAAATGAAGAACTTTATAATTTAGAAAAAATTCTTGATGGTGTTTATTATACAAATAGAAAAGCAAAATCAGAATACCTTTTAAGGGAACACGGAATAGTTCCTTCTATTTGGCTGGATGATCAACCATTTTTTATTTATAAGGATGGCTGATGAAATATTACTTTTATTACTTCATATTTACTCCTGCCCCTAATATTATAGTAGAACATGTTATTATGGCAGAAAACAAGAAACAAGCTATCAGGAAATTAGTGGATAAGGAAGATGAAGATATAATATTACGAGTATTTAAAGTTACTGAAAACCCACTTTGCATTGGAAAAGATAAGTAGAGGGTTAAAATGAAATTAAATACTTACTTGACAGAAATCAATATTTTTGCTAATATAAAGCCAGAAGAAAAAGAAAAACATAATATAAATATTATTTTTGATTATGCTATAAAAAACTGTTTCTCTCCAGCATATCAGGAAAGAATAGAAAACTTTTTCAATACTTCCAAAATAGGTATAAAGGAAGTTTCTTCTGGTGATTTCTTGATGAAAACAGTAGGTAATACTATTTTTGTCAACATAAGTGAAATGAGAAAAAGAGATAATGAACAGAATGTAAAATATCTACTTCACGAATTCATTCATGTAATGTTAGGTAGTAAAGCATTATTATTTAAAAATAAATTTCCTGAACTAGCAAATTTGAGTAAAGAATTATATGATATAGCAAAGAAGATGTTGGTTAAAACTCCAGTTGATTTTCTTACTGGAAGAAAACAGGAACTGAAAAGTTCTGGACCAGAGGAATATGTAGCTTATCTTATGAATGATGCTATGGATTTCTCAGCATTGAAAGATGGTGGGAAAACATATAAAGACGCTATAATCAATTCAAAAATTTTTAATATAGACAATCAATTTTGGAACAGCAGATTGCCCAAGTAGTTAGTTGACAAAAAACTAAAAATATAGTATACTATTCTCATGGAGACATTTTAATTATGTTAAAAGTTGGTGATATTATATCTATTAATGAAAAGTTGATAACAAAAGGTGAATATTACGAAATACTTAAATCATCTATAGGAATGTTTAATATTAAGCGAATGCTAGAAATTAGAAATAAAAAAATAGTAAGAATTGGAAGTGGATATAATAATACCATAAGTAGAGTTGAAAAAACTTATAAGTTTGAAGGTGTTAATTTTCTTGTTTTTGAATCAGAAATATTAAAAGAGAACCAATTGGAGTTGTTTTAATTATGTTAAAAATTGGTGAAAAAATAACAGTTAATAGAAATTATGTACTTTCAGAAGAATATGAGGATTACTATTCAAAACATATGCCTAAAGGTTATTTAAAAAAAATGTTAAAAGTAGAGAATAGAGAAATAACTTTTATATTGACAGGATGGAATGATTATCTAAGAAAAGATGAACCAATATATATGGTTAGGGGTTGTAGTGATATACTTATTTTTGATTCGGAAGTTTTAAAAGAAAAGCAATTGGAGTTATTTTAATTATGATTAAAGTTGGTGATTTAATATCCGTTAATGAAAAATTATTTGCTTTAAAAGAATATCATGATTTTATGGTAAAACATGTATCACCAGTTTATCTTGAAAAATTACTAATGGTTAAAAATAAGAAAGTAATAGAAAAAGCATTTGGTATTAATGAACTTTATAACAAAGAAGAAATTTATTATATAGTTGAAGGACTTGAGGATATAATCATTTACGAATCAGAAGTAATAAATAAAAAACAATTGGAGTTATTTTAATTATGGTTAAAGTTGGTGATTTAGTATCAGTTAATAAAAATTATATACTCGAAGAAAATTATAATAATTATATATCTCAATTTTATTCTAAAAATTGGTTGAAAGAAATGTTAAAAATAAGAAATAGAAAAGTATTATATATATATGAAACATATAATCGTTATACTGGAAAAAAAGATTATCATCTTGAAATTCAAGGTAAAAATGGTTTAATAATTCTTCTAGAGTCAGAGATTTTAAAAGAAAATCAATTGGAGTTATTTTGAAAGAAAATCTAAAAATAGATACAGAAATAATAGAACCAGCTATTCTAAAGAAAACTTTAAGCGATCCTTCTTTCTTTATAAAAATAAAAAAATATCTAGATACTAGAAAGACAAAAAATAAATCATATTTTAATGATGTAAAGTATCAGAAACTATTTAATATCATTTGTTCCTTTTTTGATAAATTTGAGAAAGTTCCAAACATTAATGATATGAAATTAATGATAACAAAAATTCCAGAAGAGGCAGATATAAAACTTTATTATAATGCTATCATAGAAAAAATATATAATGAAGATATGGAATTCTCGGAAGAACTGATACAGGATGAAACATTAAAGTTTATAAAGAAAACAGCTTCATTTGAATCATTCCTTCTGGCTCAGGAATACTTTCTTAAAGAAGAATATGATAAAATCGGTCCTATTATGAATGAAGTAAACTTAATAAATTTTGATAAGGATTTAGGTAAGGAAATAATAGATACCAGTTTTATAGATGATATAAACCAAGTGTATAATGATACGGTTATATCAACTGGATTTTCAAAATTGGATAATGTTCTTACTGGTGGATTGATGGCCTCAACTTTGACATTATTCTCAGCACCGCCGGGAATTGGTAAATCTACGTTCTTGGGATTTATAGCTATAAATTCCTATTTACAAGGAAAGAAAGTTCTTTTCATAACTTTGGAAATGAGCGATGAAAATGTAGCTGCTAGATTTCTTACTAATATCCTTGATGTAACAAGAAAGGAAATTATCAATAATCCAGAATCAATAAAGGAACGGGTTAAAGGTTTTAATAACAATACTGGCTCATTGATAATAAAAGAATATCCAGCAAATACAACTTGCTCAAATGATTTTATTGCTTATATCAGGGATTTGAGAACTCATAAGAATTTTATACCTGACATAGTTTTAGTTGATTATTTATTGATTATGTCTTCAGATGATTCTTCTTTATCCAGAAGTGATAGTTATCAATATTATAAATCGGTTACAATTGAATTGAGAAATATAGCAAAAATAAATCATATACCAGTTGTTTCAGCAGTTCAATTAAATAGGTCTGCTCAACAGGAAGGAAAGGGTGGAACAAAAAATACTCTTACCTCTCAAAGTATTTCAGAGAGCAGAGCTATATTGGATAATACAGATAATTTGTTTACAATCATCCAAACAGAAAGGGATAAAAAAGAAAATATTATAACTTTATATGGTGATAAAATAAGAAATGGTCCTAATGGACAAAGAATAAAATTCCATATGGATTATGAACATATGAAAGCAAAAGAGGTGGATTAAATGAGAAAACTAAAAATATTTACAGATTGTTCTGGTGTGACAAGTGCCTACAGTATAGTTGATGAAAAAGGAAATGAATATTATTATAGCGATGGATTTTCTACAAAAGAAGAAGTGATAGAAGATGTAAAAGACGTATATAATATGTTTAAGGAAGTTATGGGAACTATAGATGAATGTTGATGCTATATATAATATTTTATCTAATGATGCTTTTATATCTGTAAATAAATCCATAGCAAAAAAGATTGGATTGGTTCCAGCAGTTATTTTGGCAGAACTTATTTCAGAACAAAAGTATTGGACCAATAGAAAAATATTGGATGAAAATGGTTTCTTTTTCTCTACCATAGAAAACATAGAAAACAATTCTGGTATAAAAAGAAGCCAACAGGATAGAGCTATAGAGGAATTGATAGAAGCAGGTTTAATTTATAAAGTATCGAAAGGTATGCCACGGAAAAGATTTTTCAAGATTAACATGCAAAAAGTATTGACCTTATTAATGGATACTTCTGATTTATTTACAGAGAAAGAATCGGTAGAAGCCGACTTGACAAAAGTTAGAAAAGATGTTAAAATATTTGTAGAAACATTCAGAAATGCCTATCCAAAAATAGATAAGGATGCGTTCCAGTTTTTACATCTTAGAGATAATTATATAATAACGAAGCAGGATATCGAAGCAGTTTCTAAACGTGATTCAAATGAATTAGAGAAAATAAGAAAAACGTTTGAGGATATAAACTATACAATAGAACATTCTGGAGCTTTTGATTATTGGAAAGAGGATATGGTATTATCGTTAAGATTTATCTTTAAAGTTAATTTTAGATTAAGTGCGTTGATAAAATTCAGTGAGGCTATGTATGGAGAAAATAAAACTTAATATACCGCTTTCGGAACAATTGTATGATTATTTTTATAGAGAAGAATTAGAAAAAGAAAGAGAGGCTATAAGAATATTAGGCAAACTGATAGAAAAAGAATTAGAAAATGAAGATGTTCAGTAAAGATCAATTAAAAATGATAAAAGATTTTTTTAACGAAGATGTAGGAGAATATAAATTTAGCAAACTATTCATTACAGAAGATGGGCTTAAGGAATATTCAAAAGAAAAATATGATAAACAATATCATAAGTTTATTTCTCTTAATAGAATTATTTATGGATTTTTTAATGGGACTACTTTTTATTTTTTTACAGGTACAGAGAAACGTAATATGCGGCTTATTAATATGACAGCTTTATTTTATAATAAAAAAAATTATGAGATTATGTGGACATCTAGTGATAAGAACATTTATAAATATATAGAAGATACCGGAGAAGCTCAATTAGAATTTATGTTTCAATAGAAACTTGACAAAAGTTATAAAAAATGTTATAATTATGGAGTAAGGAAAAATGAAAACAGTTTATAAATTTTCTGGGTCTTTTTGCACCCCTTGTAAATTAATGATACCAACTTGGAAAGCTGTAAAAGAACGGCTTAAAGATGAAATAGAATTTATCGAAGTTGATGTAGAATCTAATGAAGTTTTAACAAGAAATAAAGACGTTGTTTCTGTTCCAACTTTTATCTTAGAAGAAGATGGTAAAGAAGTCGGAAGAAAGGTAGGTATTCTAACGAAAGAAAAGTTGGAACAGTTTATTTTAAGGGGTTAATTATGTTTTTGCCTGATGGTGTTTCTGTCCAAATTAGCAAAATGGAAGTAATACAAGAAAAAGATAGTTGCGATGACAATGATGATTACCAGAGATTGATTTTAGAAACAGATACAGCTACAGAGGATTTTAAAGATAGTTTCTTGATTATAAGAACGGATCGATGGGCAATAGATCAAAACGAAATAGATAGTTTTTGTTTAATGCTTAAAACATATATGAAAGAATATTTGGAAAAAGTAACTTTATAAAACTTTCCATTTTAAAAGTATTTTTTCTAAATTGGATTCATTTATTTTTCTTGATTCCAATTCACTGTTTATTAGTTTTTTAATGTTTTGTCCTGATACTATATTTAAAAAATAATATTCTTTATTAAGTAATCTTTTTAAAGAATTGGTTTTTTTCTTGTATAAAGTATCGCTATCTAAATCAGTAATAGTTCCATTTTTATTTAGATTTCCTTCTAATGAAATGGAAGTATCTGTAGTATCAGGATATTCTAATTGTAATTTTACTGAAAGAGCTTTATGTAATAATTGGGCAGGGAATATGTAATATTTCTTCTCTGTCGGAAAAACAGTCATTCTTACTTGATAAGTAAAATCTGATCTGTTGTTATTATAAAGGAATTCATATAGTTCATTTAAATCTGAACTTGTTGGATTTTTATATACTGGATATTCTTGACCATAAGGAGCAGCAGTATTTTTTAACTTAAACATAAAATTATCTTTACAAGAAACTTGACAAAAAGCATTAAATAGTGTATAATTAAGTATAACGCTTCCTTTAGTTTAACTGTGAAAACAGATATTTTCTAGGAATATCAGAAACTGGTTCAAGCCCAGTTGGAAGCAGATTGTTCTACTAAGGTTTAATACCTGAAATAGAATTTTTAGTGTAGGTATCTTAGGGTTTTTCAAAACACTTTAAACGCAAAACCTTAACTAGTTTGTATAATTGTAAGCTAGTCAATTAAAAACAATTACGTTCCTTCTATTTTCGATAAAGTAGTTGAACCGATTTTTCATTCATTTAACGGTAATTAAATGGGCGTGCTTCGACTATTAGCATAATAATAGTTAAACAAAGAATATTTTTTATGGAGGTTCTAAATGAACACAAACAACGGGTACGGACTGGTTTCTCTTACGGATGAGCGGATGGTTATTGATTTGCCTCTCGCTGGTTTCAAAGCAAGCAATATCAAGGTTTCTAAGGTTAACGCTCCTTCTCTCAAAAACGTAGGTCGCTTCATCAAGATTCGGGCTACTTGGGAGGATCTGGAAACTGCCGATGATAAGAAAGCAGTCGCTTTCGAGAAGGTAGTGAACAGGAACGTAAAGGAAGATATCGAAGTTCGTGAGGATTTTGATATTGCCAAGGCCAAGGGTTCGTTCGTTAATGGCCTCTTGAGGATCGAAATTCCCAAGGTTGTCGAGGCTATTGGAACTGCTGTCGATCTTGGTTAACAGCAATGTTTTTTACTGATTTTCATTAAAAAAATCAGAAAGGTCTGGTTGTACCGTTAAACAACTATTTCTTTCTTCTGTAGCTCATTTGGTAGAGCGCTTGATTGTTAATCAAGGGGTACTTGGTTCGAGACCAAGCGGAAGAGTTTGTGGGTTAACCACATAATCTTTATGCCTTTTGTTTCATTTATGCGATGAAAAGCATACTTGAAATGAAAGGCTTTTTTTATTTAGGGAAGTTTTCCCTAGCCATTTTTGGCATCTTAAACGGAGGAAAGGTGAAGGTATTAGCAGCATGTGTAACAATTTTAGGAATTTTATTACTGGTAGGATTATTCCCTATCGTTGGTGTCGTTGTAACCGCCATAACTATGGCATTAATCAATGTGATATTTAAAGAATGAAAGTAAGTCCAAATAACGTGGTCCCAGGTTCAAAAATAACTTATAAAGGTGAACCGCATATTGTTTATAAAGTAAACGATAAAACTATCTATATCGGAAAACAATCTTATGATATGTTTAAACAAACATCGGCAGTAAAGAAATCTGTCGATGCGATTTTATATATCGGTGGATTTAAAACAACGTATAGTGAAGATTTACAGATAAAAGATAGCGAAATCGTGGCCGTTTCCGCAAAGCAAATAGTTAAACAAAAGCGTTTTCTTGATTTACCAGCAGAGAAAGAAATTAAAAGGTTATACGAAATTTATAAGAAAAATAATGGAAAATCGTATAGACATACCTTTGAGATCGGTAATAAAGAGATGAAAATACTTGCTTGTAATGATAAAAAACAGGTTTTAATATCACATAACTATAATTTATTTTTCTATGATATAGAATTGGACCTTTATACTTTTTATAGGGAACTTTTTAGTTCTACAAGACATACAGCACAGATCATGTGGCCAAATAAGTAAAAATCCGATTTTTGGTCAAAAATGCCACTTTTTTGGCACTTTTTTGGCATTTTCGGACTATTTTTACCCCTGTCGGAAGGCCTCCTAAGATATAATATTAAATAAATCCCTTTATAGGGGCTTTTTA